AGGATTTATTAACAGCAGTACGTAGAATCAAAAACGACTAAGATGGATAAATTAAACTACTATCAAAAAAGAGACGAAATAATTTCTAAATTCAGTGAAGGGTTTATTGAAGAGCATATTCAAGATGCTATGTGTAATGCTATAATCGAAAACATGATTCGAGGCATGGACGTTTATGCCGCGCTGGAAATTATACTTAAAGATCATAAGAAAATGCAAGAATCGTATTTTGAATTAATAATGAACAGTCCTTTACAAACTAAAATGATTATACCCAACCAACAAGATACTGAGGAATAATTCGTATATTGCAACATCTTAAATGACGTGGAAATCATCAAGAAATTTTATTTAACCCTTGTTTCGTAACTGCCAATCCACGTGGCGATGTGCGGGACAGGGGTTTACTTTAAAAAAAAACTATGGAAGATTTGAAAGAATTATTTATTAACCAAACTAAAGATTTAGAGTTGAATAAAAAAGTTGATTACATTAACGAGTTCAGGCTTTTTATTCACGAGAACAGTCCTTTTAAGGATAACCCTGTAGATTACGTAAAATGGGAACTAAGTGATAATGTTGTTTCGAATGATTACAACCCTAACAAGGTGGCCCCCCCAGAAATGGAACTACTCGAAGTTTCAATTATCAATGATGGCTACACACAGCCAATTGTAACTTGGGCTAATCCTGAAAAGGGAATGACTGAAGTTATTGATGGGTTCCACCGTAATAGAGTGGGTAAAGAGTCAAAAATTGTTCGTGACCGTGTTAAGGGGTTTTTACCTGTTGTAAATATCCGTAAAGAGCAAAGTAAAAAGAATGATCGTATAGCCTCAACTATTAGGCATAACCGCGCCAGAGGTAAGCATCAGGTTAATGCTATGAGTGAAATCGTTATTGAATTAAAAAACAGAAATTGGAGTAATTCAAGGATATCTAAACAGTTAGGTATGGATGAGGAAGAAGTTTTGCGACTTTGCCAGGTTTCTGGATTAGAACATCTATTTACTGATCGTGATTTTAGCAAAGCGTGGGTTTCTGAAGATTCAAACGAAAACTACGTACCAGTTCATGACAAGCTATTGCCTATAGAGATAGAGCAATACCGAGCAGGCAACACAAACGATCCTAATAGGATATTTCACACATACGATAAATGGGAGTGTTATAAGGCTGGTTTTTACGAAACTAAACATCCCAAGAAAACAAATGAAGCATGCGCAAGGTTGTTTAGAATGACAATAGAGCATGAAGAATCATTTTCGGACGCATTAGATGGCGTTACACATAATTGGAGGTATAGTTGTGAGCACTACCTAACCAATTCAAGCATGAACAGGATTGCATGGCTCGGACAGGCAGCGGTATGTTATTTAACACAGGTTCCTGCCAGATTTTCAAATGTATGGTACGAAATAAAAGAATCCGACAGGGATAGAGCAAATGAACTAGCTCTTTACTACCTAAATAAATGGCTAGATAAAAATGGAAGGCCAAAGGTAGATATGGCAGAGGCGTTAAATTCAGGTAGACAAATAGAACTTTACTAAGATGAGCAAAAAAGTAGATTTAAACATATCAGTATTGGAGGCGTCACGCCAAAGGGTTATAAAAACTTTTGACGAGTTCGAACGTTTGTATGTAAGTTTTAGTGGTGGTAAGGACTCAACCGTTATGTGTCATTTGGTTTTTAGTGAGGCTCGAAAAAGAGGTGTAAAGGTTGGCTTACTTATCATTGATTTAGAGGCTCAGTACGAAGCTACAATAGATCACATTCACGAAATTATTGAGGAATATAAAGACGTAATTGATTTACATTGGTTCTGTGGTGAGCTACTGTTGCGTAACGCTGTTTCAGATTTTGAACCTAAGTGGGTTTGTTGGGATGAAAAAAATAAGGACTTATGGGTTAGACCAAAACCAGAGTTTGCATCTGATTTGTCTCAATATAATTTTTACGTTCCTAGGATGGAGTTTGAAGAACTAATGGTATTATTTGGGGAATGGTACTCGCAAGACAAGCAATGCGGTGCATTTATTGGTATTCGTTCAGATGAAAGCCTGCATCGTTACCGAGCTATTACATCAAGAAAGGACGGCTTATGCTATAAGGGTTGGAAATGGACAACTAAACTAAATTCAACCCTTTATAATATATACCCTATTTATGATTGGAGAACGCAAGACATTTGGATTTTTCACCTAAAAAACAAAGAGTTGTCATACAATAGAATTTATGACCTAATGACTAAGGCGGGAGTTAAATTTGGAGACCAGCGTCTTTGCCAGCCTTATGGTGATGATCAGAAAAAGGGGCTTTGGCTTTACCACATATTAGAACCTAACACATGGTGCAAATTAATAAACCGTGTAAGCGGTGTTAACTCTGGTGCATTGTATGTAAAAGAGCGCGGAAGTATTAATGGTAGCACATTTATTGAGAAGCCAGAAAACCATACATGGGAGAGTTACACAAACTTTCTTTTAAAGTCACTACCAAAGAAAACTCAAGAAAATTACAGACAGCGTTTTGAGAAGTTTATAGCTGGTTGGCTTCAACGTGGTTATGAATTTATTCCAGACGAAGCCCCTCATTCTTTAGAGGTTAAATGTTGGGCGCCATCATGGAAACGCATGGCTCGCTGTATACTTAGGAATGATTACTACTGTAAAGGGCTTGGGCAGACTCAGCCAAAATCAGAAGCATACGAAAAATGGAAGTCAATAAAAGCTAAAAGAAAATTAGCCGCAGAATTGGAATAATTCGTATATTGCAGTCTAGTTCCCCTCTTACATTATAGGAACTTAAAGAAGTTATTGAGGCTTTACATGAAAATCGAGGTAAGAGGCGATTGGATTGTGAAGCCTTTTTTAATTTAACAACATTATGATTCAAATTGAAAATAATTTTAGACACAAGTCCGTAGACTTTGAGGTGGTCAAGCGTGGTGAAAAAGCGCTATTACTTACCGCTTCCGCAGATTTTTATACTTGTGACAGTATTGAGGTTTGGCAAATCCGACACTCAAAAGACGCTACAATTAAGGGGAATTTTATACCAGCTAGGGAGATAAAGCCGGGAAATGAGAACTACCCGTATACAGCCCACCAATTTATGCGAAACCACTTCAAAACAGAGGAGGAGTTTCAAGACGCTGCATTGAAAAGGTTTAATGAATACGAGCAAGGTGTAAGACCAAAGAAAGTGACAGTATGAAGCTAACCAAACGTAAAGGTTTCAACTTCTTTCGCAGTTACTATGATGTGTACAACGAATTAAGCGACAAGGATAAAGTTGCGTTTATGGATGCTTTGTTAGATCGTCAATTTTTAGGAAAGAAACCAACTGAACTAAAAGGTATGGCAAAGTTTGCATACATAAGCCAAACGAACAGCATTGATAGTCAAGTAAAGGGTTACGAGGACAAAACAGGTACTACACTAGGGGAGGAAAGTACCCCTAGGCAAGGGGGGGTATCTACCCCTACCGGACAAGTAGAAGAGAAAGAGGAAGAACAAGTAGAAGAGAAAGAAGTAGATAGTGTGGGGAGTTCTAACGAACAACCCGCCGACCCGAATGATAAATTCTTAACATGGTTTAATTCCTTAAAAGGAAAGCATACGGGAAAGGTTGGTAAGTTCAAAGTATTATCCACTACCGACGAGAGAAACTTTAAAAAATTGAAAGATAAGTATAGCCCGAAGGATTTCAATATAGCGTTCTCTGGTATGGTTAAGAATAAATGGGTTCAGGAAACTAAAAACCTTACGCCCTCTCACTTCTTAGCTGTAAGCAACTTTAATAGGTATTTAGAGCAAGCAGTAGAAGAAACGCCGCTAAGTAAGTTAGAACAAATTAAAAAGGAACGCGGATGGATTTGATAGGAGTTGGAGATGTTCGTGACAAACTTAGGATGTACATTAAAAGCGGTGGTCCAGAAAGATTCTATATTGGACATAAGTCCTTAGACAAGCATTACGGTATTCGTCAAGGATCGCGTACTGATTGGTCTGGCTACCCTGCTAGTGGTAAAACTGAACTAATGTTGGAGTGCCTATGGAATTGCTCTCAGTATTACGACCATAAGCACTTAATTAATATGCCAGATGCCGGAAGCAATGAAGAAATAATTGCAAAGCTATTTCATAAGGTGACAGGAAAGCGAATGGAAAAGTACTATTGGACATCCGAAGGGAGGCAAGAAACTGACAATCTAGCAACGGTACAAGAGCTTGACAGGCATTTACCAGAGATATTGGAGTACTTCAAAATACTGAAAACGAAAGAACCAATCTCACCTACTCAATTTTGGCTTGAAGCTGAAAAGATGCAAACGGAGAATAAAATATTTTCTGCGGTTATTGATAGTTGGAATCACATGTACCATGACACTGACGGACAACGGGAGGACAAGTGGCTTGCTCAAACGCTTCAAGTTGGTAATGATATAGTAGAACGCAGCGGACTGCATTTTCATACTATCATACATCCTAAAAGCGCAAAAATAAAAGACGGTAAATTACAACCACCAACTTACCACGAGTTAAAAGGCGGCTCTGAATGGGGAAACTATGCGAAAAGCGTTATAATAGTTCATCGTGAAAAGAATGAAAACCATTCTGAAATTCATATTGAGAAAGCAAAAGGCGCAAACATTGGAGTGAAAGGAATGATCGTATTGCACTTCGACATAAAAACTGGCAAATACTTTCACTACGAAAGAGAAAGCAACCAAAGCATTAGACATTACGCACAACCAGAAGGCACAGAAGAACCACAAATGGAAATAAGCGCAATACAGCCGATGGAAAATTTTTACGAAGTAGACAGA